AAAAGACAACGCAAAAGCCAATGCCGCTTAATCCTAAGGTGAATGATAAAAAAAGCAACCCAAAGAAAGGCGGCCCTCGCCAAGCTATGAAGATGGCTAACAAGAAGCTTTAAGGAGGAATTTTGTCTAAGCTCACTCTTTCTAATGTCGGTACATTGTCTAACCAAGCGAGCGCTGCTCAGACAATCAACGACAACTTTGCTGCTATTGAAGAGGCAATGGAAACCACATTGTCTCGTGACGGAAGTTTGCCCAACGAAATGTTGGCAGATTTGGATATGAATAGCAACGATATTCTAAATGTTGGAACAATTAATGCTTCCACCTATCTTCAAAATGGGCTTCCTCTTTCNGNTGGTGGAGAAGGCGGCGGAGGCTCTGTAACATCTGTTAATGGAAAAACTGGAGTTGTTACATTAGATGCCAGTGATGTTGGCGCTGACCCTGTAAACACTGCTATTGGATTGGTTGCAATTCATACAGCAGCAGCTGATCCGCATTCTCAGTACACCACTGAGGCAGAGGCTGCCGCTGCTGCGCCTATTCAAAGCATTGTTGCAGGGCCGAACGTAACAATTAGTTACGCCGATCCTAAAAACCCGGTTATTAGTGCTACAGGCACTGGCGGTGGTGGAGAAGGCTTTGCCCTAACTAATTTTTCTAATGTGGTTTTGGACGGTTCTCAAGTTACCGCTAATATCACTACTGGCGGAGGCGCCACTAAAGGTGCCGAAAATATAGTTGTAACCAACTCCACTACGCTAGGCAAATACTCTGTTCGTTATGCAGAATTGCAGCATAATGGAGATGTTCAGGGATTTAGTAACGACATTGGTGACACACTAATTTGTCGCTACAATAATATCACTCTGGGTAATGCTTGGGGCCGTTGGGATGTTATTATGAGTCCCCTTGATCCCGCTTCTAGTTTGCCTACAAAGCCTGCTTCTGCTCAAAGATTTGCTATTGCTAGTCGTGAAACTAATCCGACTAACCGCCACAAAGATACTGAGATTGCCTACACTACTCCCACACTGTACAATTGGGTGGGCGGCGAGCAAATGGTGCCAGAAACTCAGGACTTTACTGGCTTGCTTGGAAATAAGCGAGTTGGTTACAACGTGGCATTTGGCTATTTGCTGTCTCCTTCCGGTTACACTTGTACCGAAAATAACAAGCACGCGCGTATGATTCATGGTGTGTTGGCTAATCCAAACACTATTTATCCTCGGGGTGCATTTTTGTTTGCTACAGGCCATAAGGATTATGTTAGTTCTATTTCTTTGGTGAATGGTGGAGTTGGTTATACTGTTGGTGATCAACTTACTTTTAACACAGGACTAGATCAAGCAGCTAACAGTAACACTGTTGTAGAAGTGGTGACTGTTAATGGTAGCGGCACTATTACATCCGCCCGCTTGTTCTATGCTGGCTGGTATAACCAAACATTTGCAACAACTGTTGGTGTTACTGGCGGCACTGGTTCTGGAGCTACGTTTAATTACACAAGAGTAAACGGTGCAGCTTCTTCTGATATTCCTCGTGCTTGGGGTGGTGTGGCTGGTACTTGGGACTATGGTATTGATGCTGCCGCATGGTCTCGTGCCAATTCTAATGTTGGAGCGGCTAGTTTTAAGGGAGGCATGTTCCGGGCGCCTAACAATCAGAATATTATTGTAGCTCGTAATGCTACTAATAGCGCTGATGTTGTTGGAATGAAAATTAATACAAGTGACCAATGGGAACTTGGCGGAACAAATCCTGTTAAAATCACAGGAAATGTTGGTTTTTATAATACAGCTCCGGTTGCAAAGCCTACAATTAGCGGCTACCTTGGAAGTTATGCTCATACAGCTAGCATTGCTTCTGCTCTTGCTACGCTAGGATTGTCTACTAACAACACTACAACAGTTGCACCGGAAATTTACAACGCATTGCATTATGCCGGAGTTGATCCTACAGGAGCTACAAGCTCTTCAACAGGCTTGCAGAGTGCCATTAATGGCGCTGCTGGTGGAGTGCTAGTTATTCCTGAGGGCTCTTATAAGCTAACAGCAGAACTTAAAGTGCCTTCTAATACTACAATTATTGCGTATGGAGCCACATTTACCTGTGGAGCAGACATTCTTAGTATGCTTCGCAATGACGCAAATGGTAGTACTGGCGGATATGATGCTAATAGCAACATTACAATTATTGGCGGTAAATGGTATGGTAAGGACACTACGTTTAACATGAGTGTGTTTGCGTGGGGCCATGCTACTGGCATCACCATGCGCGACGTGTACGTGTTTAACAATAATCAATACCACCATATTGAAGTCAATGCTTGTCAGGATGTTTTGATTCATAACTGCAAATTTGAAGGCGGTTATAATTTTGCGGTGAGCAAGGCTGGAACATTTAATAGCACTCTTAATGAAGCAATCCAAATTGATGCTGCGGTTAGTAGTGGGGCTTTCCCGTGGTTTGGCCCCTACGATAGCACCCCTTGTAAAAATGTAACTATTGATGGATGTGTGTTTACAGACGTAGGCAACGCTATGGGAACACACTCTGATAACGGACTTGGCCCACACGCCCGAATTCGATTCCAGAATTGTAAGGTGAATGCAGCCTATTTTGCTGGTGTAAAAAGCTTGTCTTGGTCTGACATTAACATTACAAATAATCGTTTTGAAAATGTGTATTGTGGCGTGTTGATCCAGAAGTCAGCTAACCGTTGGGCGAATGGCATCCAAATTAGCGGAAACACATTCTACGGAATTGGAACAAAAACAGCGTCTCCTCCAACGGCATATGCTCCGGGTTGTGCAGTGTATGTAAAGGGAGGAAATACTGACACAGGTAATAATCCTCGCAACATCCGTATTGTTAACAATGTTGTTGATGGTGCTTCCGGCACTTATAGCAAGAGTGGCATTGTAGTTGAATTTGTTGCTCCTAATCTTGTGATTAATGATAATGTGGTCACTGGATGTAGGGAACACGGCGTGTACGTTTACGGAGGACAGCTTGCTGTAGTGAGTGGCAATGTATCCAATCAAAACAATGTGGCAGGACTTGGTAGTTATGATATTTTGATTGGCAATACTGGAACGGTTACAGAAACTACCCGTGCTACCGTCACTGGAAACTCTTGTTCTACTATTGCAATTAAATGGTCGCAAAATAGCATTGTTCGTAACAATAACCTCTACACTTCGCTTGACACTGCCAATAATGCTTCTACGGTGTTTGTTGGCGATAACCTTGTTGGAGCTATATTCTCGTGATTAGGATTTTAGCAGGGCTGTTGGTGTTAATGACTATCTTTGCAGGAGTACAGTCTTATAGAGTCCAACTTCTTAAGAACAAGCTTCTCACTGAAAATGCCGCAGCCCTGTCTAAAACGCGAACATTAGAGCAGGATTGGAGTAGGGCTGTATATGACATTGTTTACAATCTTGAAGTAAGGAATAAGAAACGTAATGAAGAATCTCAAGCTATTATTGATAGCTTACGTAGCAGGAAGCCTTCTATCATCGTGCGCGACCGTTTCTCCTGCCCCTCAACCCCCTCAGCCTCCAGCACAAATGATGGTGAAGGAGAACGCGGACTTCTTTCAGAAGATGTTGAATTTCTGTTGTCAGAAGCCAAACGAGCCGACTCCGTAGTGGATAAGCTTGAAATGTGCCAAATCTACGTGGAGAAAATTCATGAGTTTTATTCCAGATCGAAGTAAGTTTAAGGACAACACTGGAAAGTATATTACACAAAACCTATTCCTTGAATTTAGCTACGACACTGAAAAGGCTGTCTACACGTTCAACGATGAGGACAAAGAATACAAGGGAGTGGTTTATCCCTCCCTTCGTAAGCTGTATCTGGAAGCAGCCGATCCTACGGAATACGAATTTGCGTGTAAGTATTTGTGGGGATGGGAACACTGGCAGCGTATTGTTGCTAACAAAGTGTTAAAAGCTGAGATTGACAAATGGCGTGATGAGCTTGAAGTAAAGCTTCGCTCCAAGGGTGTAAAGGCCGTTCTTGCTATTACAGAAGGCAGCTTTAACGCAGCCAAATGGGCTGCTGATGGCGGCTGGGAGATTAAGCGGGGTCGTCCAAGCAAAGAAGAAAAGGAACGCAGCAGAAAGCTGCGAGAGGCTGTTATAGAAGAAACTAAAGAAGAGTCCGCACGAGTGTTAGAATTTATCCGTAAGGAGAGTAAGTGATGAGTAAGGTTGGGTTGCCGGAAATTACTTCTGGATATTTGTCCGCTGATAAGATCAATGAGGCGTTTCAGATTATTGAAAATGCTTTTGATAACACTATCAGTCGCGCTGGCGACACTCCAAATAGCATGGAAGCTTCTTTAGACATGAACTCTAATCGTGTTCTAAATCTTCCTACCCCAGCTTCTGATGGTGAGCCTGCTACATATGGCTTGCTTAAATCTTTGGCTAGTGGGGCAGTTCTTATGAAGTTGGAAAGTCAAACTGCTGTTGCTGGGCAGACTGTTTTTAATCTGACTAATCCTTACAGTGTGGGTTCTAACAATCTTGGGGTGTTTGTTAATGGGACACGGAAATTTCCCATTATTGATTTTGTTGAGGTTTCTCCAACACAGATTGAATTTAACACAGGTCTTTTGGCGGGTCAGCGTGTCGTTTTTCTTTCTAACGAATTTCTTGGTAGTGTTGATGTTACTGAGCCTACCAGTGTTGCTTGGTCTATTCTAACAGGTGTTCCTAGTTTTGCTTCTCGTTGGCCTACATGGAGTGAAGTCTCTAGCAAGCCTGCTGAGTTTGCCCCATCGCCTCATGTACACGATGCAGGAAGCATTACTACAGGAACTCTTGCTGATGCTCACCGTGGTGTGTATGTACAAGCCACTGCCCCCACTCTTGGCACAGGTGATGCCGGTGCCCTTTGGTTTTGGTGATTTATGACAGCTTCTAGATGGGATGGTAGCGCGCAACAGTCTCTCACTATTTTTAAACGGTGGGACGGCTCTGCTATGGTGGATTTGACAATTGGAAATCGTTGGGATGGTAGTGCATGGATTAATGTACTTCCTGTTGGAGGAGGCGGCGGCGGCGGCGGTGGCGGCGGCATAGTGGTTAGTTTAGACACTACTAGTGCTTATGGTAAAGATACAGGGGCAGGTTCAGCGCGACCAGCTCGTGTATTTACAAACTATGTAACTGTCACTCCTAGTGGAGGAACTGCTCCTTATACGTATAGTTGGAAGTATTTTTCGGATGACGAAGCTATTAAATGTGAATCTCCTACAGGTGCGTCTACACGTTGGTATGCTACGCTATATCCCGAATCAAGCGTGAGTGGGATGTGGAAATGCACTGTAACAGATAGTGCTGCCAATTCTACTGATGTATATGTTGATATTTCTATTGTCTATACGGCTTTCTAATGACTTCTCTAACATTTGAAGAAATCAAACAAGCTGCTGAGAATGACTTGCTAGTGTTTATTAGACTACTAGCTCCACATCTTTTGCTTGGAAAATGTCATGAAGAGCTTATTGAGTGGTGGACTAGCAGCACTCGCAAGGCTAGTCGCATTGTTCTTCTTCCCCGTGGACACTTGAAGAGTAAGCTTGTGGCTTATAAGACAGCTTGGGAGCTTACAAAAGACCCAACCTCCACCATTCTGTACGTATCTGCTACGGCAGACCTTGCTGAAAAGCAGCTGTTCCTAATCAAGCAAATCCTGACAAGCCGTACCTATATGAAGTATTGGCCCGAGATGGTGCATCCTGAAGAAGGAAAGCGGGAGCTTTGGAATAGTTCTGAGATTATTGTTGACCATCCGCTGCGTAAGAGTGAGGGAATCCGTGACCCGTCTGTTAAAGCTGCTGGCCTGACAACAAATATTACAGGCTTTCATGCCACTAACGTCAAGCTGGACGATATTGTTGTTCCTAATAACGCCTATACGGAGGATGGCCGACAGAAAGTTGCTGCGTTAGTGAGTCAGATTGCTTCCATTAAGGAGCCTGAAGCTATTACAGACGTTGTTGGCACTCGCTATCATGGCCGTGACCAGTATGATACATTCTTGAAGCAAAGCTACAAGGTGTATGATGAGGAAACAAATGAGATGGTGGGGGAAGAATACGTCTGGGATAGCTACATTAAGGTGGTGGAGGAGCACGGAGAGTTTCTGTGGCCTCGTGAACGCCGTCCTGATGGAAAGGCGTTTGGCTTTAACATTAACATCCTGAGCCGTATTAAGGCTGAATACGAAGACAAGACCCAGTTTTACGCTCAGTATTACAATAATCCCAACGACCCGTCTAATGTTCGTATTAGTGTGGACAAATTCCAGTATTACGATAGGAAGTTTATTAAGGCGACAGATGGTGGGTGGGAAATTAATGGCAAACGGCTTAATGTTTACGCTGGTCTAGACTTTGCATTCAGTTTGTCCCGCAAGGCCGACTCTACGTGCTTGGTGGTGATTGGGGTAGATAGTGAGCACAACTACTACATCCTTGACATTCACCGATTTAAGAGCGACAGAATCAGCGACTACTTTGATGCCATCCTTCGATCCTATCGAAAGTGGGGATATAAGAAGATTCGCTGTGAAGTCACTGTGGCACAGCAGGTTATTGTACGAGACTTGAAGGACAACTACATCAAGCCGCATGGGCTTAGTCTTATTGTTGACGAATACCGTCCAAATAGGCACGAGGGCAATAAAGAAGAGCGTGTAGCTGCTACGCTGGAACCTAAATACGACAATAGGCAAGTGTGGCACTATAAGGGAGGCGAAATTAATATGCTTGAGGAAGAGCTTACAATGAGCAAGCCTCCTCACGATGATATTAAGGATGCCATGACTGCCGCTATTGATATTGCTGTGGCTCCCATGGCCCGCCGAGGATTTGGGGGAAGTAATAGGAGTAATGTCATTGTTAGTGGACGATTTGGAGGAGTGGCCTTTGCAGGCAGATAAGGAGAAATATGAAGAATGTAGTTGCTGAAATCACAAGCATCCTGTCGCCTAATACAATGGCCGCCCAGATTGCTCAGATGTGGGACAATTTGAGCATGAATCGTCGGACTTGGCTGGATGAAAAGAAGGAGTTGCAGGAGTACATCTTTGCAACCGACACAACAAAGACGGCTGTAGGAACATTGCCTTGGAAGAACAAAACAACACTTCCAAAGCTCTGTCAGATTCGTGACAATCTCCACGCCAACTATCTATCGGCNCTATTCCCGAACGATGACTGGCTGAAGTGGGAAGCCCATTCCGATGATGGGGCTGTTGTCCAGAAGCGCAAGGCTATTACAGGCTATCTTGCCAATAAGCTTCGTGAGAGTAATTTCCGTACAGAAATCAGCAAGCTTTTTGTACGACTACATTGATTTACGGAAAACGCTTTTCTACGATGTTGTATGGGTGAGTGATAGTGCTATTGATGCTGAGACAGGGGAAACCATCCCCGGCTACACTGGCCCTAAGCTTGTCCGTATTAGCCCTAATGATATTGTTTTTAACATCTTAGCCAGTGACTTTGACCATACGTACAAAATCACTCGCTATATTAAAACAATGGGAGAATTGCGCTCGGAGCTTGACAATCGTCCAGAATTGCGGTATAATGCTAGTATAGTAGAGAAAGCTGAAGAAATGCGTAAGCAGCTTGGCTCTTACACTCCTGAGGATTTGAATAAAGCTTCTCAGATTTGTATTGATGGATTTGGTCAATTCAGTGACTATCTCCAAAGCAATTATGTAGAGCTTCTGGAATTTGAAGGCTCTATTCATGATNCCAATACAGGAGAGCTTCTTAAGAACGTCATCATCACTGTCGTAGATAGGTTGCATGTTATTCGTGTTGTCCCTATGCCGTCTTGGCTTGGGAAGTCTACGAAGGGGCATGTTAGCTGGCGGCAGCGTCCTGATAACATCTATGGCATGGGGCCGCTGGATAATCTGGTGGGAATGCAATATCGCATTGACCATCTGGAGAATCTGAAGGCTGATGCGATGGACTTGGCCGTGCATCCTCCGCTTGCTATCTCTGGCAATGTTGAGGAATTCCGATGGGACGCCGGGAGCTGAAATCTTTGTTGGAGAAGGCGGTAGTATTGTTGAGCTAGGCAAGAACCTGAANNGGGTGATGGCTGCCAACAATGAGATCGCTGTTCTTGAGCAGAAGATGGAAGAAATGGCGGGCGCTCCTAAACAGGCTATGGGTATTCGTACTCCGGGTGAAAAAACGGCCTTTGAAGTGCAGACACTTGAGATGGCTGCTTCCCGCATTTTCCAGAATAAGATCACCCATTTTGAAGTGAACCTTATCGAGCCTGCCCTCAACCGTATGCTGGAGCTTGACCCGTCGTAATATGGACGGCACAGACCTCATTCGTGTGATGGATGATGATATTGGAGTTGCTGAATTCCTTTCTATCACTAAGGAAGACATCACAGCTTCTGGCAAGATTCGTCCTATTGGTGCCCGTCACTTTGCTGCTCAGGCTACAATGGTTCAGAATCTTATGGGTATGGTGAACAGCGGGCTTTGGCAGGATCAGGGTGTTCGTGTCCACTTCTCTGGTAAGGCTATCGCTAAGATGGTGGAAGAAGTGCTTGGACTGGAGAAGTTTGCTCTCTATCAGGAAAATGCTCAGGTGTTTGAGGCTGTGGAAACATCTCAGATGCAGAGTCAGGGACAGGAAGAAGTGGCAGTGACTAACATGACACCACCTGAAGGAATGCCGATGCCACAAGGAGGCATGATGTAATGGCTAAGAAGATTGACAAAGTAGCTCGTCTGGACACAATCGCTCGGGCAGCTGCCAAAGTGAATGCTTCTGATGACAGCAATAGTAAATATGCTAGCATGTCTCAGGCAGATCGTAATATGGCGTCCACAAGGGATGCCAGCTTGTATAGCGGGCGTCGAACAATGGAAGTAGCCCCTGTTCGTGAAATTAAAGTGAGCGATTACAAGCCCGCTCCTTCGCTTCGTCCTGACGCTCAGCGTTATGGGCCGACTACAATTGAGGGAATTTTGACACAGGCTAAGGCTAGTCGTGCTAAGGCTGCTGCTCAGCCTAAGACGCCTAGTAGGGCTATTCAAGGCCCAGCTGTCACGGCGCGCGCTCCTAAACTTCGTAGCACGTCTGTCCCTAGCAGGATGACGCCCCCTATGGACGCACGTACATCAGCTCCTAAGCCGGTTGTAGTAAGGACACAGCGTACAGGAAAGCATACAGTGCCTAAGCCTGCTAAGTTTCGTGGTGCACCCCCTATTGTAAGCAAAATGACTCCGCCGATGGACTCTCGTAGCAGTCTTCCGAAGCGTGTCAGTGTTTCTACGCAGCGTGCTGGTAAGCCCGTTGCTCCGGCTCCTAAGATTGAAGCTCCTGTTGCCAAGCCTCGCCTTGGTGCTGGTGCAGGTATTCTTGGAGTTGGCATGATTATGCAGGGAGCTGCTGGGGTTTACGATAGCTATGTTCGAGATCAGGAACGTAAGGCTCGACAGGCAAAGAAAAAGTGAAAACTGATTGGTTTAAAGATTGTGTTACAGATATGAGCAAGCGGCAGCAAAGAAAGGCTGATATTGTTGCTGCTATTCCTGCTCTCAAAGCATTGAAAAACATTCTTGAGGAAAAGTCTAATGATGTAGCTATATCAGCCTATAGTAAGACTAATTATGAAGAGCCTTCTTGGGCATATAGCCAAGCAGACAATCTTGGCTCCATTAGGGCATATCAATACGTAATCTCCCTCCTAGACCTTGGAGAATTAAATGAGTGAAAGTAATCTGTTCGACGGAGCTCCGGCGACCCCGACTCCTGTTGAACCACCCAAGCCGACTCCTACTGCAATTCCAGACCCCCTGAAAGAGCTGATTGGAGAAGGCAAAAAGTACGCAACTCTGGATAAGGCACTTGAGAGTATTCCCCACGCACAGGCGCACATTCAGCGGCTGGAGGAGGAGTCTCGGCAGCTGCGAGAGCAGGTGGCTAGTGCTAAGGCCGTTGGGGAAGTGTACGAGACGGTTCAGGAACTACTTAAGGCAGAGAAGGCGACCCCTGCTCTTGCGCCTGTTGTGGACGAGAATGCTATTGCATCTATTCTTGACCGTAAGACTGGCTGAGCGTCAGCAGCTTGAAGCGTCAGGCTGCTAATCGTGAAGCGTTTACNAGAAAAGCTTTAGGTGGATAAGTTTGGTGACAAGGCCAAGGACATTTACACACAAAAGGCTCAAGAGCTTGGTGTGGGGTGAGCAGTTCTTGGATGGTGTTGTCAGTAAGTCTGCCACAGCAGCTTTGGCCCTGTTTGGAATGAATGCTCCGGCTAAGCCTGTTGCTACCACTACGATGAGTAGCATCAATACGTCGGCGCTCAACAACAACTCGCAAGAAACAAAGCCCAAGCCTGTCATGGGAGGGGCCACCACAAATGAAGTGTTGGCTGCATGGCGTGCTTCGGCTCCTAAGAACTAAGGAGACTAACTAATGTCGCAAACTACTGCAAACACTGCTGCCTTTATTGAGGCCCAGCAGTATAGTAATTTTATTCTGAACAATCTGCACGACGGTCTGTTGCCGGGTCAGTTCTACCGTAATGTGTCGGATTTCCCGTCGGGCACTACACTCAATATCAAGGTGGTGGGCGCTGCTACCATTCAGGACGTTGAAGAAGACAAGGCGATTACATACAACCCGATTGACACCTCCACTATCACCATGTCCATCACGGACTACATTGGCGATGCGTGGTATGTTACTGATGTTCTACGTACTGATGGCGCTCAGATTGAGCAGCTGATGGCTATGCGTGCTCAGGAATCCACTCGGGCTATTCAGGAGGACTTTGAGTCGAAGTTCCTGTATAACTGTGGTATTTCTGCTCAGACAGCCTCTAGTGGCAACGCTATTAACGGCGTTGACCATCGCTGGGTGGCTGACTCGGCTGCTGATAATAGCTACAAGATGGGCCTGTCCGACTTCATTGATATGAAGCTGGCGTTTGATAAGGCTAATGTGCCGCAGGCTGGGCGCATTGCTCTTGTCGATCCGGTGGTGGAAGCCACTCTGAACAAGTTGGCTGGCAACTTCAATGTGGATCGTAATCCGCAGTTTCAGGCACTGCTGGAGCAAGGCTTTGCTCGTGAGCATAAGTTCCTGTTCAACCTGTTCGGCTGGGACATTTGGACTTCCAACCGTTTGCCGCGTGTCTCGACTGCTGAAACCATTACGCATAATAGCGTGTCGGACACTGCTCCGGTGGGTTCGGTGGCTAACATCTTCATGAATGTTCTTGATGACAGCACTAAGCCGATCATGGGCTGCTGGCGTCAGATGCCGAAGGTGGAAGGCGACCGCAACAAGGACTTGGCTCGTGATGAGTTTGTCACCCGTGCCCGCTTCGGCTTTGGCCGTCAGCGTAGTGAGTCGCTGGGTGTTGTTCTGACCTCCGCTACCAACTACTAATAAGGGAGAATTTTAATGGGTACTCAACAGACTCTAAATGGCGTCCGTAATTTCTATGGACAGCGCGACCGGCACGAGGGCACTTTTGGTCAGCCCCGTACCTCTGGCGTGGAAAAGAACCTCGTAATTACATTCTCTGGTGACAGCTACGGCGCTGTTACTGGAGTGCTTCCGAAGGGCGCTATTGTCAATGCTAATTCCACTGTGGAAATTGAACAGGCGTTTAATCTTGGTGGTACGACCCCGGTGCTTAATGTTGGTAAGAGTGGTTCGGAAGGAACGGATCGTCTCTGTCAGATTAGTGAAGCTCAGGCTGAAGCTATTGGCACTTATAGCATTGCCTCTGCTGGAGCACTGGCTGCAAACACTCCGCTTACTGCCGACACCACGATTAAGGTGGTGCTGGGTGGCGGTGGTAGTAATACCATTGCTGCTGGTAAGGGTAAGGCTAAGGTGGTTGTTCGTTACACTGTGGTCTAATCACTACAAGGAGGGGGCTGGAAACGGCCCCCTCTTTCTAAAGGAACCGTAATGGCAAAGCAGTCTCTTCTTGATATTGTTCAGGAAATTTTGTCTGATATGAACTCGGATAATGTGAATAGCATTTCCGACACTATTGAAGCACAGCAGGTGGCTACAATTGTTAAGCGCACCTATTTCAATATGCACAATGATAGGGTTTGGCCGCATATTGGAAAGCTGTTTAAGCTGGAAGCTTCCACTAACAATGCTCGTCCCACCCATATGAGGATGAGTGAGGATGTTATTAGCATTGATTGGGTGAAATATAACACTGCAAAAGCTGGAGAATACACTAAGTATTCCGAAGTGCAATATCTCACTCCAGAAGCTTTCTTGGAATACACGTTTGCTCGGGATGCAGGTGATAACACAGTAGAGACAGTGATTGACGTACATGGTACACCGCTGTTTATTCGCAACGATTGCCACCCTACCTACTACACTACCTTCGATGATGAATGGCTAGTGTTTGACAGCTACGATAATAGTGTAGATAGTACCCTTCAAAATAGTAAGACACAGGTGTTTGGATATACGGCTCCTGTATGGCAAATGTCGGACACGTTTGTTCCTGAGATGCCTGCGAAGGTGTTTCCTTATTTTGTGAATGAAGCTAAGAGTACGTGCTTCCTTAAGATTAAGGAGGTGTTCTCTCAGAAGGACGAGCAGAATGCAGGTCGGCAGAAGAGCTGGCTGTCTCGTGAGAAACATCGTGTTGGGGGAGGCACCCGTTATCCCGACTACGGGCGCAAGTCTCCTCGTCGTAGCCGTGGCGGCTACAGCAATAATCATTTTACAGGATAAGAATTAAATGTCTCAGAAGTCTCTTCAGATTGTTCCCGTCCCGTCCTCGTCTCTTGTGTGTGTTCAGTGGATTGGTGGAGGGGAAGTGCCACATGAATTGAATGGCTCCTACACCACTCCTATGGCTGCCAAGATGGCTATTGCTACATGGGAGGCTAAGAACAAGCGTAATGTAGAAGTGGAAGTTAAGCGTCCTGATGAGGAAGTTCAGTCAAAGCAGCGGGGTCGTCCGAAGGCAATTAACGAATAAGGGGATACAATGACTCAGCAATCCACTAAGAAGGAATATATCACGTTTGTAGGAGGCATCATCACTGAAGCCGGCCCGCTGACATTTCCTGAAAATGCTAGTTTGGATGAGGCCAATTGTGTCCTCAATCGGGACGGCTCTCGTCAGCGCCGTCTTGGTATGAATCTGGAGAATGGTTTTGATCTTGTCGATGCCGCTATCCTTCCTGACGACGCAGTGGCCTGCTGGCGCTGGCGCAATGCTGCGAATGATACAGACAATCAGCTCGCTGTTGTGCAGGCTGGGAAGAAGCTTCACATCTTTGATGCTTACAAAGAGAGCGTGTCTGCCAACCTTATTGCCGTAGTGGACTTGTCTGCTAGCATCACTGGGAAGGCGGTGTTGCAGTGTGCTACAGGAATGGGATATTTCTTTGTCACTGGAGGCACCAGTGATCCTCTCTATCTGAGCTACAATCCTAGCACTAAAGCTGTCACATCCAACACTATCAGTATTAAGATTCGTGACTTCCTTGGACTAGATGATAGTCTCGCTGTGGAAGTACAGCCTTCTACCCTGTCTGATACGCATAAGTACAATTTGCTCAACCAAGGCTGGGATAATACGAGAATTAATTCGTATAAAACTACAGCAGGCAATTATCCTTCCAATGCACAGATTTGGTTTGCTGGCAAGGATAGCAGTGACAACTTTGATCCCAGCTTGTTGCAAAAGATTGACTTTGGAACAAGCCAAGCTCCCAAGGGACGCTACATCATCAGTGCATTCAATCGGTCTACGGCGCGTGCTAGTGCTAGTGGTGTANCAGTNCCTTCTGATATTGAAACAGGTCGTCCTAGCTGTGTTGGCTTTGCCTTTGAACGTGTGTTCTTCTCTGGTGTAGAAAGCAGCATTGTCAATCCTACACAAAATCAGCCTAACATGACTGGCTGGGTGATGTTTAGTCGCACCATCAAGAGCCCGTCTGATTTTGGTAAGTGCTACAGTGCAGCTGACCCAACCAGTGAGTACGACAGTGAGCTTGTTGACACTGACGGCGGATATGTT